AGTAAATTAATCACACCCAAAGTTGGCAAGACGTGTCCAGCGTTAACCAACGAAGATTATGAATATCACCTTTCAGGTGATGCATATAGTAAATACAATAAGTGTATGTTAAATGGTAGGACTTGTGTCGGTATTAATGTTACTGACCCTGACGACCAAAGTAGCCAATTCTTTAGTAGAGGTAAAGCTGGAATTAATATGGATGATATTAAGAAGTGTCCAGTATATGGCTCTAGTAAAGAAACCATTGCAATTATTGTTAAAGAAAAAGCTCAAAGAGAGTTGGATTTAAAAATTAAACAATTAAAATAAGATGAAAAATAAAATAGTAGGAATTTCTTGGTTTAATAGTTCAACAACTGTTGGTATTGTATTAGTTGAAACTGAATATGGTGAAAAAGCATATATCAAAGGTATATTAAATACAAAATCATTAGAGGAAGATGCTATTGAGATAGCTCAATATGGTGCTAAATTTCCATTAGAAGTGGCTAAAACATTAGTTAAAGGCCAAGGTGGGGTATATAATATAAAATATTAAAATATAATGAACAGAGATTCTAACGCTTGGATATAACTAGATTATATCCAAGAGGAAGTTCAGGACATCTCTCTGAGAGGTAGGAGAGTTTTATAAAGGAGAAGTCATTAAATAGGAAAGATACCAAAGACTTCGTTGGTAAATGCCTTTATAACTCGTTTGCACTACTGCAACATGGGATGCAACACAAACAGCTTTAGTAAGGGAACTCAGATTATAACAATAAGCGGGTTAGTGGCACCAGTATGAAAAACTGGATGAATCATACGGTTCATAGTTAAATGTTAGATTAAAACAAAATTCTGGCTAAGCTCATTCATTATATTTTTAAAAAACAAACAATGAAAGATAAAATTACTTTTGAAAATTTTATTGAGTTGTCAAAACAACTCGACATTAGAATAGGTAAAATAACCGATGCAGTTAAAATACCTAAGAGTTATGGGTTAAAATTAACCGTTCTATTTGGACACGGTGAAGAAGATATAATTAAGACTGCATTTACCAATTTAGGTAAAACACATGAACCTGAAGTCTTAATCGGTATTCAATGCCCTTTCATTATGAATTTGGAACCATCTACAATTAAAGGTGTTACAAGTGAAGTGATGATTATGGTTGGGGAACACGATGTATTTGGGGAACAAATTGATTTAACTAAATTAGTATATGGTAGTAAATTAATGTGATATGAATAAATGTAAATTTGAAAAGGCTTGGGTTGGTTTATGTAACGAAGAAACTGAAAATTCGCTATGTGAAGAACATTCTAAAAGAAAATGTTGCAGTTGTGGTGAACAAGCTACTAGAGAGTGTTCAGAAACTGCTCAATTTGTTTGTGGATTCCCATTATGTAATGATTGTGAACATACAATACAAAGTAATGGTTGTAACTCTGGTGGTGAACTACCAAAAGGTCTTAAATTTCATTGTCGCAAGGATGAACAAGTTTATAAGTCATGGATGATGCGTAAAGATGATACTGATATATTTGTTGATTCTAAGGGTGTTTTAGAACGTGGTGAACAATTCACGGCCACTATTGATAAACTCAATATTACTGGTAAGTGGGTTGAATTTTGGTTTGAGGAAGATTTTCCAAGAATTTTAAATGATAGTACATCATATCATCAATCTTCAAAACTTTATAAGTTAAGAGATGCCGTTGAAAAAGCTGGTATGATGGATAAAATATTAAATAAAGGTTATTGTGGTAAAAAGATAACTTGGGAGAAAGTAGGTCCTAATTACGAAATTAAATCAATTAGTGGCGGATAATCTTAATGACTTAGATAAAAAATTAATAGAGACTGAAATCCAAAAACGAGTTCAGTTTAGATTAACTGAAATAGAAGTTCAAATAAAGGTAGGGTTAAGTGCTGCAAAATTAGCTGATAGAGCTACTTTTGGACATTTACATACTCGTGGATTTTTACAAGCATATCAAATGATGAATGATGTCTTAGAGAAAGAATTATCAATGGGTACACCATATGATGGTGATTTTGAGCACAGGATTTGGCAACATAAAGAAGAGTTAGTTAATAAATTAAGTGATAGGTTATTAAATATTGGTACTAGAGACTATATGCATAAAAAGTCACTTATAAATAATTATATTGAAGAATTTACAAATATATGATTACAGAATTTAGAGATGAGTACAGATGGTTAAGCAATTTTGCACCAGTTAAAATTGTATTTGATGGTATAGAATACGCATCAGTTGAACATGCTTACATGTCAGCCAAGTCTGATTCTATGGAATGGAAATCAAAATGCGCTGATAAACAAATGTCAGCTGGTAAAATTAAACGTGAGAGTCAAGCTATTACATTAAGACCAGATTGGGAAGATGTTAAAGTGACTGTTATGAATGAATGTTTAATTCATAAATTTAACCAATCACCATTCAGAGAAAAGTTATTAGGAACCAGACTACAAGAGATTCAAGAAGGTAACACTTGGAATGATACTTTTTGGGGTGTTGACATTAAAACTGGTGAGGGTAAAAATATGTTAGGTAAATTAATTATGGATATCAGGGATGAATTATTCATTGATATGATTTATATATGGAATCACTCACAAGGTGATGATATGCCAATACATAAATTTATTGGTTTGTCTGAAGAAGAGTATAAAATTTTTGTAAAATGAAAATAGAACATAAATTATTGGGAATAGTTAATGGTTTCTGACTATTTATATGAGAAAAATATATATTTATAAATTAATTTGCCCTAAAAGTGATGAAATTAGGTACATAGGTAAAACTAAATCAATAAAACGTAGATTACAAAGTCATATAGATTATGCTAGAAATAAAAATAGAAAACCAAGATATGTTTCTGATTGGGTTTTAAATTTATTGAAACAAAATTTAAAACCCATAATAAAAATAATCGAAGAAACTGATGATATTAATTGGGTTAAAAAAGAAAAATATTGGATTAAGTATCATAGAGAGTTAAATTGTAAATTATGTAATTTAACTGATGGTGGTGAAAGTAATGATGGTTATGTTTATTCTGAAGAATTAAAAGAAATTAGACGACAAGCAAGATTAGGTTATAAAACACCACTTGAAGTAAAAGAAAAAATAAGGAAATCTTTAAGTAAAAAAGTAATCTGTGTTGAAGATAATATAATTTTAAGTTCAATGAAAAAAGCTGTTGAATATTCTGGAATGTCTAAAACTACATTTCATAGGAAATTTCATAAAGGTGAGTTAATAAATAATAAAACATATAAATATGTCAAATCACAAAAATAAAATAATTGCCGAATTTATGAATGAAACAATTTGGTTAGGTGAGTATAACACAGGATTATCACCAAGTAAGAATTTAAGGTATCATGATTCTTGGGATAGTTTGATGGGTGTAGTTGAAAAAATTGAATCAATTAAAGATGGTCATCATGGAAGATTTGGTGTTTATATTGGTTCTAATGGTTGTACTATTCAAGCAACTAATTTTAGGTCTGATAAAATGTCTGAACCACCAATGTATTTCTATGATGCCACATTAAATACTAAAATAGAATCAACATATCATTGTGTTATAAAATTTATTGAATTTTATAATGAACATTTAATAAATAAAGAAAATGAAAACTAAAGACAAAATAAATTTTGAAAAATACATGGAAATTTCAAACCAACTAGAAATTAGAGTTGGTTTAATAATTAATGCAGAACGTATCCCTAAAAGTTATGGGGTTAAATTATCAGTTCAATTTACAACTGGAGATGACCAAAGTATTAATAAAACAGCTTTTACTAATTTAGGTAAAACTCATGAACCAGAAGATTTTATTGGGGTTAAATGTCCTTTTATTATGAATTTAGAACCTACAGTTATTAAAGGTGTAACTAGTGAAGTGATGATTATGGTTGGTGAACATGATGAATTAGGTTTACAAATTGACCTACGAGATTATTCAATGGGTTCTAAATTAATGTAATGTTAGAAGATATTTTAGAACAATACAGTGATGAAGAACTTTTAGTCGCAGATGGATTTGATGACGCAGTAATAGGAATTGCTAACGATTTTACAGAACCTAGATTAATATATTCAGTGAGTAAATGTCTTGATATATTAATGAAAAGAGATGAGATGATTTATCTTGATGCTTTAGAGTATTTCACTTATAATGTATCTGGGGCCTATGTAGGTGAGAAGACACCAGTTTGGTGTTGGGATGATTTTGAATAATGAATTATGAAGATTTGGGTATGTTTCAATAGTGTTCATTCACTGCAATCAGGTGGATTAGAAAGATGTATGGTATGGTTTCAAAGACCATACTTTATCTATTTAGATAGGTTACATGAATATGATTCATTACCGTTTGGTGGTGGAAATCAAATGCAAGGTCTAACTAAATTTGGTTGGCGATATACAATGACTAATGGTAAAGAAACTGGATGTGTTAGTCTAGGTAAAATATTTGATTACGAAGGTGATATTTGTGAATTAGTTTGGGATAAGTTATGTAAATTTTACCAAAGTGATGATTTAAGAGAATGGGATTTAAAAGCTAAAGAACTTAATTTAGACGCCAAAGATTTCTTATTGGAATTAGATGTTGACTTTACTTTATCTAAATAATCCTTGGACATTTCAAATTAATTTTGTATATTTGTAATATAACATTTAAAAATTTATATTATGTCACTACAAAATAACGATTTTACAGTAGAACGAGGTATCGAATATCAACAAGAAGATTTAAAGGGATATAGAAGTAAAGTAACACCTAAAGTCTACAGAATGTTAGTTGAAGAATGTAATAGACAAAATGAAAAGCCAATGAAAAATGGTTATGAAGTTTTCAGAGGTGGTAGTATCGATACATTTTTCAAAAATATTAGATTATGATTATACAATTAGTAGATAGAAGTGAAGATATGTGTGATGCATGGACAACGGCATTTATTGACCGTGATGGTAAACCATGTGATGATGTAACCATTTATTGCGATGATTTCTTCGCACCAGAAACTGACTGCATCGTATCACCAGCAAACTCATTCGGATTCATGGATGGTGGTCTTGATGGTGTTATAACAAGGCGTTTAGGTAAACAAACCCAAACAAAAGTTCAAGACGCTATCGCAAATAGACCTTTGAAAGAATTGTTAGTAGGTGAAGCAATCTTAGTTGATACTGGAAATGAAGACATTCCTTGGTGTATATCAGCACCAACAATGAGAGTGCCAATGATATTATCTGGTACACCAAATGCATATCTTGCAGCAAAAGCAGTTTTCGCTTTACTTAAAAAGGTTGAAGCTAAAAGACCAGACTTAATTACTAGGGTTACAATCAGTGGTCTTGGAACTGGTGTTGGTCAAGTGTCACCTGAAGTTTGTGCGAATCAAATGAGAATGGCTTATGATGAAGTTTGGTTAGATAAATATGAGAGACCAAAAACTTGGTTTGATACACAACAAAGACATCAGATGTTATATACTGATGTTAATAACACACGAGATTTACAATTCCCAAAATAAATGAACCCAATACAAGAGATAGAAAAAGATAAAAGACTTAGAGCATTATTAAATGGTCTGAGAAGTCAATGGGGAATGAGTGATGACTTTCTCACAATAGTATTATGGCATACTGATGATTTTGATTTAGCTAATGAGGTAATAGACCTATATATGTCTAATGACGATGAAGAAGCAATGCTAGAGGAAACATTACAAGAGGTCCTACCAAAAAAAGAGTTTAAAAGATTATGTTTAGAGAGTGAATTTTTAAATCACTCAAAATGTAAAGAATTATTTGAAAAATATGAATAAATCATTATTCTATATATTTTTAGCATTTTTACTTGGTACTCCACCACTTATCATCACTTTATTACTTGGGATATACCTAATAATTAAAATTAAATATGAATAAAAAATATAGTAAATTTCTGTCATTGGTTTTGAGACATAAACCAAATGCAGTAAATATCAAATTAGATAAGAATGGTTGGGCCAACGTAGATGAACTCTTAGATGGTCTTGAAAAAGCCAAACGTGAGATGTCATTGGACCAACTTAGAGAAATTGTAATGCTTAACGATAAGAAGCGTTTCGAATTCAATGAGAATGGAACAAAGATTAGAGCTTCACAAGGACATTCAGTTAAAGTCAATCTTGATTTAAAAGCTGAACGACCACCAATGAAATTATACCATGGTACGGTTGAAAAATCAGTGAAACCAATTTTAGATGAAGGTCTCAATAAAATGAATCGTCATGCTGTTCACTTATCAGAAGATATTGCAACGGCAACCAAAGTAGGTGGTAGACGTGGAAATCCAATTATACTTGAAATTAATTCAGGTGCCATGTACGCCAATAAGATTAAATTCTTCAAGTCAAAAAATGGTGTGTGGTTAACTGATAATGTGCCAGCGAAGTATATTAAATTAAGAGACTAATGAAGAATTAAATAAAAGGTAAGATGATAGTAGAAGAAACTGAAAATGGTAGTTTAAATTTTGATTCAGAAAATTTCGATATTTTAAAAAATGGTATTGTTATTTTTCCAGAGAATTTAAAAGATGTTAAAAAAATAGAAAAACTTAAGAAGTTTTTGGAGAGTATTTCGGATTAAAATATGTTTGGCGTAAAAAGAAAAACTAAATATGAGAATCGATATCACCCAAAAATGGGTAGGTTGAAATGTAGGGTAACTAGAGTATATAAAACAATATTCGGAATACCTTATACTGAGTTACATGCATATCGAGAGACATATTATGGTGAAGTTAAAGATTTAAAAGATTGTAAATTAGAAAAATAATTAACTAATTTTGGAGACAAGAAGATACTTTCAGTAATTTTATTATATTTATAATAAAAGTGATATGAAAGTAAATGAGTTAGACATAATAAACGATTATAAATCGGGTGTGTCAAATGGGGAATTAGCAATAAAATATAATGTTCATCGAGTAACAATTGGGCGTATATTAAAAAGAAATGGGATTAAATTACATAAGAATAAAAGTTTTATTCTTTGTAATAAAGATTTTTTTAATACCTATACTAATGAATCTTGTTACTGGGCTGGTTTTATTTTAGCGGATGGTAATATTAGAAAAAAAAGAAATTCACTACAAATAAAATTAGCTACTGTTGATAAAGAACATTTATTTAATTTTTTGAATTCAATTAAATGTGATGAATATTATCGAGTTAAAGAATATAATTATGAACATAGTTATGTGTCTTTAACAATTTCATTAGATGAGTTTAAAAATAATTTATTTAAAAATTTTGAAATTGGACCCCAGAAAACATATTCAGCTATAATAAGTGAAAAAATACCTAAAGATAAGATAAAACATTTTATTAGAGGTTATTTAGACGGAGACGGGTCTATAACAAAAACAACTGTACCTTCAGTATCATTTGTTGGGACAATTAAAGTAATTGGATATTTAACAAATTATTTTAAAAATGATTTAAATGTCGAGTTAAAGTCTAAAAATGATGTACCACCCATTAATAATTTAAAAAATGGTGTTGGTGCAATATCATATTCTGGGAAAAACGCTAAAAAAATTTTAACTGAATTATATAATGATATTAATAGTAACATTTTTTTAAAAAGAAAATACGATAAATATAAAGAATTGTTTAATGAAAGATGAATTAGGTGATAGAATTAAAGAATATGAAAATGTAAGTAATATTAAGTTAATGCGTAAAAGTTATACTATTTTGCGCTTAGATGGAAAAGCTTTTCATTCATATACAAAAGGGTTAGACAAACCTTTTGATATGGGATTTATAGATGATATGGATGAGACAGCTAAATATTTATGCCAAAACATCCAAGGAGCTAAATTCGGGTATGTTCAATCAGATGAAATTACAATATTATTAACTGATTTTGATAATATTAACACTAATGCTTGGTTTGATAATAAGGTTCAAAAAATGTGTAGTGTATCAGCTTCAATGGCAACAGCTAAATTCAACCAATTAAGGTTAGTTAGATATTTTTCAGGTGATGACTTAATGAATATTTCTAAAGGTAGAAATGATAAGGGTATTGGTGAACATTTTGAAGATGGAACTGATTTAGAATTAGTCCGTGATGATATTTCATCATTTATAAATTATTTACCATTAAATTGGAAAATACCAATGTTTGATTCTAGAGTATTTCAAGTCCCAAATAAAATGGAAGTGATGAACACACTAATTTGGAGGCAACAAGATACTACTAAAAATAGTATTTCAAGTGCCGCTCAAACAATGTTCTCACACAAAGAATTACATGGTAAATCTGGTGATGAAAAACAAGAAATGATGTTTCAAAAGGGTGTCAACTGGAATGATTATGACCCTAAGTTTAAGAGAGGTCGAATGATTGTTAAGGAAACCTATGAGAAAGAACCTGAAGTGTTTAGAACACGATGGGTAAGCATAGCCCCACCAATATTCACTCAAGATAGAGAATATCTTAAATGAATTAACACCTAATAACACTTAATATGATTGATATATTATACATAGTACTATTAATAGTTATTATACAAAAGTTATTAGAATCTAATAAGTGTGAAGAATGTGAGAAATGTTCTGATGATTATGGTTATGATTATGATATTCCATTACCTAATAAAAGGTATGGGGTATTAGCAGATAATGGGGTAATTGAAGTTGAATTTGAAAATGGTCGTTATGATGGTTACTTTTCAAATGGTGAAACATGGATTAAAATAAAAGGTGATGAGGATTTCTTAGCATTCAAAGAGTGGTTAGATTCTAGTATTAGTTTACAAACTCTAAATAGTTATAAAAGAGATTTACGTTTTAGAATAAAATCAAAAACAAATAGTGGTATGTTATTAGGGTGTTTCCCTACACATATAAAAGGAAGTGGGTTTGATAAATATAGTGTTTTATTATCATATGATGGATATTCATTATAAGACTTGTATAATTCAATAATTTTTAGTATATTTGTAATATGAAAAATCAAGAGATACCAATTGAAAGAATGGTTGAAATAAGAAAGTTATGGAAAGAGAAAATACAACAGATAGAAAAAGAGTACTTGTTGTAATCTAAATATTTTTAATTATGAAAGTAAAAAAGGAGATATTGTTGAATTTATTGCCATTAGTTGGGACCAATCATGGTGGGAATTTGACCATCCAACGTTAGTATTGAAACCAGTTTTAGATTATTCACCTAATGGTGTACATCCAGAAACAATGATTGAAGATATGGCAATTGAATTATGTTGTAATAAAGATATTATTGATGAAGACATTTCAGATGAATTTGAATGGCGTAGATGGAGTTTAACTTGGATTAAACGAGTAGTTAGAGAGCGATTTCAAGGAAAAACCACATGGAAAACTATGGTTAGAGATGTTGTTAAGCAAAAAATTGAATTTTATGAAGATGAAGATGGTGACTTATTATTTAAAGTTTTAGAAACAAAAAAAGTGTAATGAAATTAACTTATAGAGTTAAAATTTCATTATAGGGGTACTTCATGGAACTTTGTTATATTTATAATAAATGATATTATGAATATACAAGTATTAAAGGGTTCACTATTGGGAGATATGTGGATTCAAAAACATAAAAGTGGTCCAAAATCATACTCTATTTGTTATGAACAAAGCGAATTTTTATATAGTAAATGGAAAGCTGATATGTGTGGAATACCATACACATTAACTAAAAATAAAAGGTTAGATAAAAGAACTGATAAAACATATTATAGGTATTATGTTTATTTAAAATTAGATAAAGAAAATAAAAATAATTTATATCATGAGTTTTATTTTCCTAAAAAAGAAGTAACCACTGAATTATTAAATTCTTTAACACCATTAGCAATTGCAATTTGGTTTATGGATGATGGGAATATGTATTATAACGGAAATAACTGTCATTTAAATTTAGCAGTTAATGGATTTAATGATAATTCTATAGATAATATAATAAATTATTTTAACGATGTTCATCAAATAAAATTTAAAAGAAGTGGTAGAGCTATAAGGGTAACTTCAGTAAGAGAAAGTAAGTTATTTATGAATATAGTTGAAAAATATATCCCTAAGTGTATGAAGAGAAAAACTCTTTCATATCAACGAAAAAGATATGATAAAACGTTATCAAATGAGCAAAGAAAATGTAGACAAAATAAATACAAATAAGAAACCTAGAGCTTTTTGTTGTGGTGATATTCATGGTGCTCACATAGCTTTAGTTCAAGTACTAGAGCGTTGTGAGTTTGATTATAAGAATGACCAACTAATAACGATAGGTGATATTGTTGATGGTTGGCAAGATTCTTTTATGTGTGTTGAAGAGTTACTTAAAATAGATAATAGAATCGATATAATTGGTAATCATGATAATTGGTTAACAACATTTATACAGACTGGCATTCATGACCAAGCATGGGCTATGGGTGGTTTATCCACAGCCAAATCTTATGCTAGAGCAATCGGACTTGAATTAAAGATTCAAGAAGTTGGTCAGGGGTTTTTATTAAATCTTAATAGTGGTGACATACCAGAAGACCATCAAAAGTTTTTTAAGGGTCAACATAAGTATTATAAGGACCAAGATAATAACCTATTTGTTCATGGTGGTTTTAATCCTTATGAACCAATTGGTAGTCAATTAGCACATACCTTGATGTGGGATAGACATTTATGGGCTAAGCATATTGGTATTAAGAATGGTTATGGTAAAAGAATTAAGTATGTTGAGGATTTTAACAAAATCTTCATAGGTCATACGTCAACTACATTT